TTACAGCCCGCGGCTCCGCCCGCGCCCGCCGCTATACGCACCCGTATACACGCGACCATAAAGCGCTAAACGACACCGCGACCCGCAATACGCCGCATACGCCCAACCACCGCCCGCGAGCAGCTTAATTTCATCTGTGTCCACGGGTAGGTAAAAATCTCCTTTATCTCCAGCAAGAGCAAGCCAGCCCGCTGCAATGGAATCATCATAATTGGCGGACGTGTCTCTCAGCCATTGCATCATCGCCCCACAACAATCCTCACAGCCGATATTTGAGATCATTCTACGTCCAGCTGTGTCGGAATGCCCACCTGTTGTTACTGGATCTGCGGATGTTGAGATATTGGTTTCAGCATTACTTCCAGCAGCAATATGGGAAAATTCATCATCACCCAGCATTTGCTTATCTACTGCGGCAAAGTCATCATTGAAGTCCATCCAGTCACGTGTATCGCTAATCGTTCCACCAGTCACACTCACGGTAGAAGCCCCTGTGCCACTTGCGAGATAAATATCTACCCAAACCCCTGCACCCAAAATTACTACTGCCGCATCGTCTGCATTGGTCATGCTGTGCTTGATTGATTTCACCATACCTTCGGGAGAGGAAATCGGTCTATTCTCTAAATCCCACACGCTCATAAACAGAACGTCTCCTGCAACATAATCACAGAGGGCATGATTGGCTATATCTCCGACTGAAACGCCGAGGCAATGAAACCCACCTATCTTACGTGTATTGCTCGTGCTTCTGGCATTGCCTGCCGGAGTATTGCCACCAGGATTAGTAGAATTAGCTGATAAGATAAAAGCCGGAGCCGTTCCACTGACTGGTTCTTCCGCGTAAACATAGAAATCTTTGCCTGCTCTATTTGCGGCAGTCTCGTAAACAGCGGTCTGTCCTGCTGCGTCCCAGTTGGCGGTTACGTTCAAGCTGATTTCTGTCTCGGCAACAGCCCTATAATTCACACCCCCAATATTAATTTCCATACCATCAGGAGTTTCAATCGTATAGCGATTGGCTGCTGTGTTGTGATTTGCCTGAGCCGCACCACTATCGATGTCTAAACCGAATCCCTTTTGGCGTAAAGAACGTGATGCGTTGTAGTGGTTAGTGATGTAAAGTGATTCAAACTTATCTCTCACAGCATTTTTACTTGGGGCTACATTTATTACTCCGTTCCATGTTTCTTCGTTATAGGCAGTATCCGAGACGTTGGTGTATGTGTGTTTTAATATCCACCTTTTCGTACCAGCGTTATTGTCCGGGCTGATAATACCAGGTGAACTCTCGACTGCGCCAGACGTAGCATCTAATCGATAAAAGTATGAATATGTTCCACTTATAACTACAGCCCCGTCACCATCGTTCAGCAGATTGCCATTGATTGCATCTAATGCTCCGGTTCCACCCCCGATCAGGGAAGTTGCTCCATAAATATTATTAGCCATTTTATATACCCTTCCTTTGCTTGATAGCTTCTACCTGCCTTGAGGATACGAGATGTGCCAAAGCTGGCGTTCTCTGTCCCGTCTTTACGTGATTAACAGCTTTCGGCATCTCTGTTATCTTGTCTCCAAGTTCCTGAAACTCCTCCATCCCAGAATATTGTGTTCGTGGATAAACTTTATCCACGTTAAATTCGTCTATCTCAGATATCTTTTCGCTCAAAGACATACTGTATCCCCCACATCATAGGCTGAAACCCTTTAATGGTATCAGACGTTGTTATTCTGAACCCGAATCCATGGCACCATGCCAGCAGGTCAAGATCTTTCGTTGTCCTTGCCAGCCTGGCAAGTCCTTCATCTATGGCAAGTTCCATATCGGCAAGTGCCGGAGCACCCCATTCGATATCCTCCCAATCAGCAAAGGCCACATCACCCTCGGCCCACACAACCTCTACGCCATCCCCATCGTCTGTATCCTTGCTGTAGTAGATATCAACCGAACGGTCTTCGGTTATTCGCTTAGCAACAAGCTTTAACCTTCTTATCCGAGTCTTGTCCCATATATTGTTCGACGGCCAGAAGTCTCCCATCTCTATTCTTTGCCTTATGCCTACGCCGTCCCAGTTGTTCCCGTTCTCGAGACGCATCACATGCCCATCATCACGGCCAGCATAGAGGTACCTCACCCCACTGTCATCCATGGCAGGAATAAGCGATAGCGGCATTTTTGCGGCACCTGTGTCTTTTTCGTACCATCTTTCTCTTAACAGATCATAGACAAGCCACACGTTGGGCTCTTCGACACCCACCCCGCAGGGCATTGTCAGGTTGTATTCCTTATGAATAGCGTCATATCTGCCCCTTGACCTGTGAATATATTCATAATTGACGCACAGGGGATTGGTAGGATCGAAGTATTTCTTGATTTTCTTTACCGGAGAAAGGATCGCGCCATCAAAAATCACCGGCCCTGATGCCGACAACCATATAGCAATGTTTCTCACCACATCCTCGGCCATCTCAAAGCCCACCTCTGCCGTGTCCAGGGTAAGCGGTGCAGGGCAGCCAACCGTAAGAGAAACAGGATATATACGGTAATCTTCCGGCCCGTCCCCGGTCATGAGATACGTTTGGGCAGCTTTAAGCACAAGCTGGTTTGCGTAGATGTTGGATCCGAACCGATTATATAGTTGCGCTGCGCAGGTACAGCTTTCAACACCACCGAAAAATAAACTTTGCTGCCCGTCGTTGCTTGTCTCGTACCCGTTCATTACATCAGGAGCGTTTGACATCGTATAGTCGGCCCTGTTCCCCTCTTTGCCTGCTGTGTATCCGAAGAGAAACGTCCTGTCCTTGTAAACCGCTGGAAACTTGAACGGTTTTATGACCTTCTGTGCAGGAACGCCCTTTACAATATCCACAAGGATGTCAAGGTCTCCGCCAGCAATTCCGGAAAGCTTTGCGCTCCAGACAAACTTGTAGGCGTATCCGTATGTCCCGAACATGGTTCTTTTGTGTTCCAGGCTAAGTGCCGGTGGATTCCAGCTCATCAATCCACTTTGAGCTAAAGACTTACCACCACTCAGAGATCCGTCGGTTACAGTGCCAACCGTTGCCCAGGCGCTTCCATTCCAGTAATAGATCGTGACTGTTGCGGCATTAACATTGAGGTATGTTGCCAGCATGGTATGGTGAATTGCTGCCATCCTGTCATCGAAAACGGCAACAGCGTAGTCCACAGTGTCCATCTCGTCATACACTGCCCCTATCGGAGTGTCGATGTTCGACGGTTCGTTGACCTCAAGAGTGTAATCTTCGAAGTTGACTGCGGCGTTACGGTAGACCTGAAGCTGTGTCGGCTGCCGGTAAACACCATCCCACACATCTACCATGTCCTGAAACGGCGCATCTACCGAACCGTGATACAGTTCCGTAGTGCCGGCGCTCAATTCAAACAGGTAGGCATAGAGGTAAATCTCCTGAAAGTGAAATGGTTTAGCAGTTGCAACCGTCGAATCGAATGACATTATGCCGGTCTGAGCAAACGAAATACCTCCAGCGCTTGTCCCGTCGTTAAATCCTGCTACCGCTGCGAAGGCCGCCCCTGTCCATACCTTTGCAGTAGATACGGAAGCTGTTCCGTTTACTGTCTCTACATAAAACTTTGCTGCCTGGATAGGTCGTGTAGTAAAGAGAAGCCAAAACCTTTTTGCCCCTATTGCTACAAGGTTAGCGGCGGTATCGAGAGTGTTGTTTATCGCTTCTGTCTGCTCGATCGGATTCGCGTATGCCGCATCGTCAATAGTGAACATTACCGCTATGCGCATCTCACTGCCTGCGAATATGCAAGATTCCTTCTCGTTGCAGTAAGACATGTTCCCTTGCGGAGCCCCAGAGAACCGACCAGCGCCGGCACCACTCGCGTCCTGATGAAGTTCTGTGGCCTCAAAGTCTCCCTGGTCTGGAATTTCTGTAAGGTTTTGGAATATCTTTGCCGGATTCGTTACCGGGTCTGTGCCATGTTCGGCAGAGACAAGAGTATATGGTTCCTGTGTGCGGTCAGACCTGAACTGTACTCCGTTCCGTATTTTTGTAAAGTTGGTAATGGCAGTCGTATTTATCTTCGTATATCCCTGTATCCCCTCGGGATGCCCGTCTCCATACCGGCTATTCTGTAACCGTTTAAAGTTCTTCGGACCGATCTTGGATGGGTCAACATCAGGCAACCACTCACCGGTGAATCCATATTGCGCATCGATAAGTACCTCGTCCCGAGCCATAGCGTTCATCCGGGAAAGCCTTGGGTTGGCTACCTCTGCGGGGACTGTCTTTATTAATTGCTTTCCGCTCATCTACCTATCCTCGCACATTTGAATCTGGATACTGTGTCACATCGAGCCCGTCCGGGACCGTCTCAACATCATCGAACCTGTGAAATGCCAGCTCGTTCTCAAGCATAAACAACATCTGGGAGGCCGCCCCTCCACGCTGATCTTTTACGTTCGCCTTCGCGTAGGCGCAAACAACTATGAGTGGTCTAAACTCTGGAGGTATTTCCGGGATGTCCGGGTTGTCGCTCATCTCTGCTGATGGGTAATCGGCAATATACGCATCAAGACCATAGACACCATCAGGAAGTGGGTCGATTCCGACCGTTGCACCGTTCGGAAACCATCTTGCGGGTGCAGTACCCTTATCTGGTCGTCGTCCAAGATGTGTTTGCAAAATACGCAATAGTGCAAGATTGCTATATTCGAGGAACTCTACCCTTTGGCCAGTGAAAGCTACTGTCCTGATCCCGTTAACAGTAGAGATGGTGTCGACATGTTTAATGCTTTGCGATATTGCCGCGATCTCACGCTCTGCGTCATTTATCCACCGGTTTATTTGTGCATCGGTAAAGAAGTCCGCTGTGGCCTCGCTCACAAGGTCACGTACCCTTAACCGTATGTTTGCCAATGTGTACGGATACGCGTCAAGCGCAAGGTCCTTAATGTTCCCTGTCCATGCTACCGCTCCACCGCCATTACCCTTTCCGCTCATCCCGAACAGGTATTGGAAGTTTTTGCTTTCGGTAAGCGTAACTTCCAGCTTCTCGACAAGGTTCATGTAATATGGGTCAGTGTAGATGTAGCAGAAGAGCGTCCCATAATCTCCGATATCCTCGTCTCGTACTATCCGGATATAATATCTGGTGTTAAGGGCCAATGCGGCGGATGTATCATCTGTTGCCGCGATTCCGTTTTGCTCAACAAGGACAAGCGTAGAGTTGAGCCAGTAAAGGGCAAGAAGGTCGATATCGCTGGCCATGGAAACACCAAGCTCATCGTCAGTATCGCAAAGTCCCCACAGGAAACATGTCCCTGCTCCCACCTGTGCCGTAACAATGAAATTAAACGTATGTTCGATGTCTTCGGCAAAATACCCGCCAGTAAAGTCCTTGCTGACATACGCCTCTTCATCGTCACCAAGTGCCGCTACGGCTATCTGTTTAGCTGTCACCGTGAGCTTTGCGGGCGTATCGGTTTCGGTATATGTCGTGTAGTCCTGTGCCGTACTCATCTCACTGCCTTCCCCCACCTCCCGAAACCTGCACTCTTCCGGGAACCCTTGTGTCTTGTATGGTGTCAAAGTATTTAGACATAACGTCGCCCCTAATTACCTGAAGGTTCGTTATGTATTCGGAATATACTTTTGCAGCGCTTGCAAACAGCCTGGCCTTTAACAACCCACGGCAAAAAGCGTACTGTATAATCCATGGCTGAAATGCGTATGGTACCTGTGGAACATCGGTGTCCTCGCTCATCTCGATGCTTGGAAGGTCGGCAACGTAGGCGTTAAGAGCATAAGCTGCTGTCGGCCTGGGTTCTATCCCTACCTGCTTCCCCCACGAAAACCAGAGCTGTGGCGCATTGTCTGGCAATAGCTGCGGATTACGGCCTATTTGTAACGGTGATGCCTTGATAAGCCCCTTCGATTTTCCGGTAGCGGGAATATACTCAACGGAAAGAACCTTGACACAGTAGATGTCAACCATTCGCTCAGTTGCTACAGTAGCAACGCTTCGGATGTTCTCAATACAAAGGCCTTTGGCCGCTACGTCACGTTCCCCATCATTCAACCAGCGGTTAATCTGTGCGTCTGTATAGAACGCAGCGGTGGCCTCATTCAGTAAATCCCTTACCCTTGTTCTCTGGTCTGACAAGCTCGGCCATGCCATCACATACACCTATTGTAATTTATGCCGCCCGGCATCCTCTTGGGGGCTGGTCTCTCCCGTAGCGCAACAATCGGGTCTATGTTTTCACGCAGGAACGATTCTGTGAAAGCTATCGCCTTTTTGCCCTTGTCCCCGCCCTCGTAAAACGCCAGAAGATATTCAGCTATCGCATCGTCGAATAACTCATTGTATGGCATCGTTTCTGTTAGGGCTGTCAGGGCAGTAGGCTTAATCCAGTACCCGCCCTTGATTGTTACATCTGAACCGGTTGCCGGAATCACATAGATACGAGTGCCTTCTATCTTGTAAAAGAGTGGAGTTCCTGTTTGATTTGAGTAGGCAAGCTCGGTATCCTGGCTTGGCAGTGGGTCTAATGGCCACCTTTTCCCAGAGATATAGGGCTTCTCGGTAAGAATAAGTCCCCAAAAGCCAGAGGGCAGGTCTCCATATTCGTCATCTGATGTCAGGGTAATATCGTCCCCGGCTGCTTCGGCTGTTACAGAATCAGCGGCGATAAGGGTTATAGCATTGATGGCCACCGTAGCGATCTCAAACGGCCCGGGATTGATAGCGCTGCCTGTTATGTGCATACCGGCAACAAGGCCTTCGTCAACAAAGTCCGTCGCAACACTGGTAATAGTGTCCGGATCGCTGTCCACGAAGGCAATATCGTCCGCCGTGACAGTTACCTTGGCCCATACTGGCACAGAGAGTTCACTCTGCACCAGCGTAGACCTAAGTAAATACAGGCGCTTGGTAATCGTGTTTACCGCACGATTTAATAGCGGGATCAGGTCCGCATTGATATCAATTTGGAACTGAACCTTGTCAATAATAGACTGACCCGTTGACATGGCCTATCCTCCTGTATGTTGGTGTTTCCTTTAGTAACCTAAAGCCATCACCTTAACAGTGGACAGGACATTCGACAGGTCTTCGGTATTCCTCACCTCGAGAGGCACAAGCCCCGGAATCTCCGAGGGGATCCCCCATATATAGGTCAGGGATACAGCATCAGAAGCCGTACTTTTGACCTTAACCGGGGTGCCTACAAGGGTCTTTGTGAAGCCAAACTCAATCTTAAACTCCCGTTCAGTGGCACAAGCATCATCTCGCAGCATTGCCATAGTATAAGGAGCCTCTTCGTTTGCTGCCGTATAGTCAGGGATGCCACCACCAAAGCTGTTAAACAGCATTGGTTTGGCAGAAGCACCGATCTCGCTACCTATCTCACAGTCTTCATCCTCAACCATCCTTGTTGAAAGGAATCCAGTTGACGGAAGTGCAATATATGTGATGTCGATAGTATCAATCGCATCACCAGCAGCAAATGTCAGCGTGGTAAGGTTACTCCCACCTGCATCCGTCCAGTCGATCTCCGCCTCGGTAGTCGCAGCCGCATCACCGCCACGGATATATCCCGGCTTGCTCATAACAGACGCCGGAACAGCAGTCTTGCAGTTGCAACTTTCAATAAAGCAAAGAACCTTTCCAGGGCTGGCAACGTGTGTGGCGGTCTCCATGTCTGCTACCCTTGCACGATTATCAAAGACTTCCTTCCATGCCTGGGTGATATAGGTGACATAGACAACAGTAGTGTCCGCCGGTGTAGCGGCGAAGGTTATTCCTGTTCTCACACCCCATGCAATAGCAGCAGTAAGCTGCGCCTCGTAAGTAGCAGCCAGTGTATCGTCAATGTCAATCATGCTGATTGCATGATCAGCGTATGAAATACTGATAATTGCAGCCGCAGGATAGTCCAGGGTAATGGCATTACTTGCGATGGTATGTGCCTCTTCGTAAACTATCGGAGGCGCTGCCTGAAATGCCTTTATCTTTTTGTTGGCGTAGTCAAATTCAAAACTATACCCCTTAACCGGGGCAATCTCCATCCGCTGTATATTTCTAAGACCAATCGTCCTCGCCAGCAACTCCTCACCACCTGCGGCATAGGAGCTATCAAACGCAACATTAGCAAGAACGGCGCGCTTATTGCCAAAAACTGCATGGTCTAAATCGCTAACAGTTAAAGCCATTTTTTTAGTCCTCCTCGTTAATCCCGAATGTTGAGGGAAAGGGGAGAGAAACCCTCCCCTCCCTTATCAACACCCAAGAGCCTTCTTAGTCGATAGTGAGCCAAATCGGTTTATATTCTGCGGCAATGAAGGCCGTCCCGAAAATAGTACCGACAAGATTACAGGTATATCCAGCCTGAACCTTTACCGCACCGGCACCAGCGCCAAGCTCCAGCGTAGTGCCAATTGCATCAGTTCCTTCGGCCAGCACAACCGCAACCCCACCAGTCTGACACCAGTAGTAATAAGCTATAGTTACGGCCACCGGCGCAATGCCAGCCGCGCCGCTTTCAGAAGTCGCACTCTCCGTAACACCATTCCACGGGTTAGGAATAAGAGAGACTTCGGAAGTGGCAGCAGCTACAAGCGCTACCTGTATCGGGTCTTTAAGCGAAACGACGGTAGTCCCGTTGACGGCACATGCCGTATTGCTTTCAATACCGTACTGCATCCCTTCGCCAGTACCATCATTGATCTGAAGGTATCCGTCTTTGTACTGATCAACGGTTACCGCTGTTGCTCCAACCGTGATCTGCACCTCTCTATCCCCAATCGCTGCCGCTTTCGCCACTGAGCAGTTAATATGTAGCGCGATAACGGGCGCGAGAATACCCATCAGTCCAGCGCCAAGAGCGGCTGCTCCTGCCTTCGCATATCTGAACTTACGACCATCTGCCGTAAGCCTGAGAGAGCCCAGCACTTCTTTTTGAGTTTTGGAAATCTCCAAAAGTCCCTGCGCCCATCCATTTATTTTAACAGGTTCGTTCATCTGTTTGTCCTCCTCCTTGTTGTTTTTACGTCAGGTTACTGTGCGCAGCCTGTGCTTTTCTATTGGAACAAATCAGGTTCCCGTCCCACAAAACCTTGAGGGAACGACCTACCACATTGGCAGCCAACAGGTTCGCCCAAGGCGTCCTTACAAAATATCCCTTCTGATGCACCGCAAATCCTACATAGTTGGTGTTGTTCAGGAAGAGATGCTCGTCGGGACAGTAATCATCAGCAGCAAGCGTTTTACCCTCAAAATAAACATGGGTAAATCCAGCTTTTACTTCGGTATTCTCTTTAAAGCGCTGCTGCACCTGGAGAATGGCAACAATCGTATTGAACAGCGCCTCCTTCATTGTGCCTATATCCGGCTTCCCGCCGGGTCCGTCACCGATCTTTGCAAGTGAGGCAAGGTCCCGAATGACATCGAGAGTGATTGCCTCTACTGTCACGGTAGTTTTACCTTCCCACGGCTTCGTGCCATCGGCGGCAACAAGGTCGTTCTCGGCAAGGTTCCCATACGTGGCGGTAGCTGTCTCGCTGGTCATAGACCGTAGCCCGGTTATGAGCTTCGAGGAATCTGCAACATTTGAATAGAGATTACTTGCAAGGGATTTCCTGCAAGTCTTCTGCGCACCTTCCAACTTCTGTACGGTCAACTGCACTTCTGCATATTCACCGGCATTTTTCTGTTCGTCGGTACGGTAAATCGTTGCGTTACCATAAGCATGCTTCCAGTCAAAGAAAGCAGCGTTGACGGATTCCCTGTCGTCACTTGACAGAGCATCGGAGCGGGAGTAGAAGCCACCCTCTTGCCCATCGTATGACAGGGGAACTCGTATTCTTTCACCGCCCGCAGGTCTCTCCCACAGGCCCTTTTTCTTATTCATAAGCCAATCGAGAAGGAAAGAATCGTTGAAATAGATATCTACCGCCTTCTTGTTGTCGGCCTTAAAGTAGTCGTTGGTTATACTTTCAAGTTCCGTAAATGTTAAAGCCATTGTCTGCGTCCTCCTTAATAATTAGTTATTGTCTGCTGCGAAGCAAACGACCCGCAATGGCATTAACCAAACCTCCTCTTTTACCCGTATCGGCAAGCTCCGTATCGGCTGTCTCGATAGGAACGTGGCTCGGTCCGGCATCAAGTCCGTCCGTGACACGTTTAGCCTTGAAATTAGCGATAACCTTCTCTTCGGCTGCCTTAACAGCAACAGCGATCTGTTTCTCTACAGTTGTCGTACCCGTCAACATTAAATGCGCAGACATGGCATTATGGCCAAGGTTAGCTGCCATGTACTCCTTGACAGCCCCCGAACCCCACATCTGCTGGAATCCTGTGCCTTCTGCGTTGTCTGGATTTTTTTCTTGATAAGAATTGTAGGTTTGATCTACTGAAGAGAGCTTGTCAGCTTTCGCTGAGTCGGCCCGTATCGCTGTTGTAACCTCGTGCTTTGCCTGGGCAAGTCGGTTTAGTTCATACCCTTTAGGATCGTCGTTCTGCCACTCTGCGATTTCCTCTACCGATAGTCCTTCAATAGGAACATACGGCAGTTCCTCTTCTTTCTTTGGAGCAGGGGTTGCCCCCTTGCTCTCAATTAAAGATGCCAGAGTAGCCTCGGCCTTATTGGCCCGTTCAATAGCGCTATCCCTCGCCGAGTCCGCATTGTTCTTCTCAGTTACAAGCTCTTTAAATCGAGGGATTTCGTGATATTCCTTGTCTTTGTCATCAACAGCGGGTTTACCATCACCTTCACCGTCTGCCTTTTTTCCATCGGCGACAATACCTTCCTCGCCTTTTGTTTCGCCACCTTCTTTCACTGCTTCTCCCTGTTTTGCTGCTCCACCCGTGGCAAGATCAATTCCGCCAGGTGTATCATCGACGGTATCGATCAGGTTTTCGGAGTCAGGGCTGAAATGCTCATTGTCGATATTTGTGCTCGGAGCAGGTGACGAGTCTGCCCCACCGGTGTCGACATCAGTTTTGAGCTGGTTGATGCCATCGGTAGCAGGATTAGCGTCTGTTGCTTGCTTTGTCATGTGATGTTCTCCTTGTTTTTGGTGTTTGAAAAAAAAGCACAAAAAAAGCCCGATCAAGTGCGGTTAGCACTCAATCGGGCTTAAATTATGCTTTACTTAAAGGTAATTTAAGAATCCGAAAGGTATGTTCGATCAGCAGGGCTTGACCAGGGCTTCCTCGGAAGGCCGCTCAAGAATCCTGAAGAAACGAATCTTTAACAGCTTTTTCTGCCTTTCTGACACCTCCTTCATGGAATGTGATAATAATACTTAACTTACCTGAGAACTTATTGTCTGCCAAGTCTTTGATAATGTCAACACATTTTTTTAGCAGGCTTTTTAGGGTCACTTAAGCCTCCGAACTTGCTACACTTGTGCCGGACGACGACGATACCTTAAACGACCTTCGCTCCCGCCTCATGTTCATAACCTTATCAGTCAGGCGTGTTACCCGCTTGTCCGGGTCTTCTTTCTTCTCCGGCTTCTCGCCGTCTTCAAGGTGCCTGATGTTCGCTGCTTGCATGGCAGCAGACTTTGTATCCCTGGACGGCCTGTCAAGATATTCCCTGATAGCCGGACGTCTATCTTCCGGATCAAAGGCAATCCGTCCATCCCTGACATGTTGAGCATCCTGATTGCCGACGTGCTGATATGTCGGGGCCTGGGTAATGATCATACGCATATAACCCCGACACTCTACACACCTCTGCGCACCAACAGCGCTTGTATTAACAAGACGCTCCTCGATCATCCCGCAATCTTCACATTCAAAGTCGAACAGGATAGGCATTTTATTTTTCTCCAGCTTTAATTTTCCTCTTTGAGCCGGAACCTGCCGGTTTTGGGGCGGGCATTTTTGCCTTCGCAACGCCACCGATCCGCAGAACCAGCATACTTTCCATATCGGAAGCACAACCAACACATACAGCCTTCCCGCCGATATGACCTGCTACCATCTCCAAACCACCAACATCTTTTTTGAAATCGCTGGCCTTTATGTTTCCCTCAACACACTTCCTCTCACAAAAAAAACACCTCTCAATTCTTGGCATTGTCAATTCCTCCGTTAGGTTATAGTTCCGTATTCTCAAACATAATATCTGCAAGCTCTTTGATTATCTTCTTGTGCGCTTCAGACATTCTCTCGCCCGCAACATCTATATAGGAAAGCCCTTTACCGTTCTTAAGTATGCGTCCATAGTCACGAAAGAACCTTTTTCCGTTTCGATACACCTTGCCATATCGCTTCTCGTAATGGCGTGGATCTATAATTACAGATGCCGAGACGGTCTTCCAATCGTACTCGGCCTTCATCCCCCCGGCTCCCCGTCCATAGCATCCGTGAACTTGCTAAACTTTGACTTGCCCTTGCTGCCATCAAGTGCGAGCTTCTGGATTTGAAGGCCCAGGGTTCTGCTCTCTTTTCCATTATGACGCTCTGATGTTCTTATTTCATCCACGGCTGCCGAGGCAACAATCTGCACTTTCTGTCCGATCTTGAACTTGCTCAGGTCAATGCCAAGCTTTTTGAGAGATTCAGTCTCCAGCCTTAGCTCAAGCCCGTACGGGTACGAATCAACGCTTCCCACCGCTTCCGGTACCTCCATACCCCGTTCTTTCTTAGCCTCTACCTTTGTCCTCTTCAGGTCTGTTAACTTCATTCTGGTTATCCTCCTTATGTTTTATGCCCTTACTCATTATTACTTACCAGTCCTCTCTCCACATATCCGGGAGTGCTCCCAGACGCCTTACCCTCCTCAGGTTTAAGTGAAGCCCGTAATGCGTTCACAACCTTTGTCCTCTCGATTTCAAGTTTCGCTTCATCGAAATCAAGTCCTTTTATCTTGACGTGCTGTTCTACTCGTTCCGTCGTGATCTTCTCAGCAACAAGTGCCGCATCCGCCTGTTCACTGGCAATCTCTGCCTCCTTCTTGGCAATATCCATCTGTTTGTCGGCAATCTCTGCCTCCTTCAGCTCGATTTCGAGCTGTTCCAGTGGTGGTATGGGCTGTTCTTGTCCCTGTGTAGCGGCCACAAGCGCCTTAAATATCTGCTCAAATCCCGGAAGTTCTCCGTCCTTAACCGCCTTCTCAAAGTCCTTCCCGTCCATTGTTGCAACTCCATGGATGTACTTCACCAGGTCAGGCGGGAACCCGAGCTGCCCCAGCCTCTCAGCCATCATGCCAAACGGCCCGGCCTCCATACGCTCTATCAGTGCTTTTCTTCCCGGGGTTTCAAGCGCATTGTGCAGGTGTCGCAGGTCAACAGCCTTCGCGCTAAACATTGCCAGCGCTTCCTCTCTCTTCTGTACCTTCGAGACTGGCATTGTTGAACCGGTGACAACTGTCAGCTTCGCCGGGAAGATTAAATCACTACCCTTAAACTGCCTTGCTACGTCAATACCGTCGTCATCCGGATATGTAATCCATCTGTTCTCGGTGTAGAAATTCTGGACATACGACAGGTACATCCGGCCACGTTCCCTGATTATCCGGCTATAACTCCGCACCTTGCCTTTTCTCATGGTTGCGGCTTGCTCGATCAGGGAAGCAATGGCTTTATAAGCAACAACGTCCTTGCCCGGCGTACTGGCCTGTTCGAGCTCGAACGATCCGGCAATGGTATAAAACAAGTCTTTGAATAGGTTGATTGAGGCAAGGATGTCTTGAATGGGAACGTCCGGGCTAAGGTAGGTAATGGCCTTTGCCTCCATTGAGTTGGACGGATTGATGATGCCTGGATAGTTTGTAAATTCGGAATTATCTACACCGGAGGTCAGTGGATTGACAACTTTCAGCCGTGCCACCTTGTCTTTCATCAGCGTTAACTGTGAAAGCGACTTATCAAACTCCATATTAAGTGCTTCCAGCTGGTCAGTATCATTCATTCCCCAGGCGTTAACTGTATCCTTGACTGAATTCCCCATATAGAACGGGAACTTGTCGAACAGGTAAGTCCTCATTGCATGCTCAATGGGAAGGGTTGGGTTTATGCTCGGGTTGCTTACATCGCTTAACACTGTCTTGCCGGCATTACATGTAATAACCCGGCGAATCTCACCGGTGTATTTCGGCACAGTTTCCTTATCTCTCTTTACCCTCGTGCGGTCTCGCACCCATGCCTCAACTACCAGCGTCTCCTCTTCGTCTGACTCGCTCTCTGTCCGGAAAGACAACATCTGTTTAATGTCATTTGCAAGCGATATCAGCTTGCCATAAAAGGTGTTCTCCGTATCCTGCTTTGCCCCGACCTCTCTCCTGTCATCATCAGCCAGCTCTTTTAGCATATCAACATCGGCCTTAATCTGTGCTGCCATTGCAGGATATTTACGTTTAAGGCTTCGCACAGTGGTCGGATAATAATACAAAACAGCTTCAGACTTTTGCAGATCCCGGGGGTTTCGCAACTTAACCGGATAAAAGCCGAAGTGTAGGGGGTCCACAACAATAACCTCAACCTCACCTAATCCCTGGGCCAGTTCACGGTTGAATATTGGATGCTCGATCGTTACCCCGTACTCTTCGCCCTGTAAAACAGACGATTCGAGCACGTCCTGCTGTTCCTGATCAATCCACCAGTGTTCAGCAGCCTTCTGTAGATCTTCGAACTTCTCTTCTTGTTCCTCAGAAACATCGCCCATCTTGGCTACGTTAAAGATCGGATTGTTGTCTGTCAGCAGGTTTACGTCTCTCTGCATGTGCTTAAATATCAGGTTGGCTGTTACAAACGGTACATCGCTGCTGGGATTTCGCCAGTGTTCGCCCTTTCTCATTTGATGGTGTCGCAGATAGCGCTCCTTTAGTCCCAGAACTTCCTTGTCTTTCAGGATTATGCGCAATACCTCAAACACCTTTACACCGACATCCTCGTGCCCCTCTGGTGGCAACAGTTCGTCTGTGTTTGTCGCCTCTTTATTGGTTGCTTTATTCTCTGACATTGGTTAGCCCTCCTTCTTCTTTCCTGCACATGCCTTGACGTGTGAGATATAGCCTGACTTTTTTTCAAAGTCTCTCCTGTCACAGTACGGACAGATGAGTTCTTCAATCAGCTTGCTCGAGTGTGTATCAGTGTTGCCCTCTGCGTCCGGCACAAGGGCAGGAGCCTTCGCCTTAACCGGAATATACCCTCTGTCTGTCATTACCCTGTTCGTCTGGGTGAATGGCCTATGCGGGCCATAGGGGCAACGCATGTGTACCCAGTCAATGGTCGGGTGGAACGGTGATGGTATTTTCCGCTCCGGCTTCGGTGATAGAAACATGTTCCCCATCATCGGAGAAATCAGTTCGTCCTGTTCCGCATTAGCAATGTGTTCCCCACATATCTCACAATATATTTTCAGTAGCATTATTCCTCCTTTTAATAACCCATCTCTTTCTTGCATTTATCGCAAAACTCATATTCCACAAGCTCTTCCACGAACCTTGCGTTAAGGTGCAGTTTGGTGACTCTCTCGCACCTTGGGCATATTATCTTTCTGTCCATTCATTTATCCTCCGGCATCGTGACGATGCGCTCTTCTTCAAACACTGTCTCGGTCTTTGCTGGTTTCTGCATGGCCAACGTGTACGGATCCTCCTGCGCATAGGTGTACTTCTTGTCTGGTTTTTTCTGCTTAACCGGCTGTTGAGATATTGGCAACCCGGCAGAGTTACGGCCCATCCAGTAACCCAGGCACAGGTTTAGTATTGCAAAGCACATAATTAGTAAAATGCTTACAGTAGTGTCCATGGATTCCCCTCCTTTGCGTTACACATTCCGGGCAGAGCCCTTGAAATTACCTCCACCGTCTCCCTATGCCCCAAATAAATACCCTCCTTTGAGAGGAAGTAGATACAGGGGTCGGGTTCTTCCCATGTTATCCTGTATTTCTTCGCACACTTCTTAACAATCCTCTTCTTTTTGCTGCGCGAGAAGAAGGTTTGCTTTGATTTTGTAACTGTCAACCACGCGCTTGTAAGGAATTTGGGTGGAAGGCAACCCCTTGGTGGGCCAATAGCTTTAATCTGGTCTGCCGTTGCTATCATGTTTTCAAGTGATAATGGCTTTTCCTGTGCCTTTGCATTACTGCCTGTATATGAAGAAAAACTATGCTGCATCTCCCCTCCTCAATCCACTGTTGGTATTGTAAATTCTTTTGGCATCTCTGGGCGGTCTTGTGTCCTCCGCATCTCTTGTCTGAACTGTGCCGATCCATGCAACTGCTCCAGTGCCGCATATTCGGCGTATGACATTCCGGGTGACTGTTTGGTGATAACGTCGATGTGCATCTCGGCCATTGTGCGCTGTGGCTTGTCATGTATCAGCTTCATCGGCCTGGCCATACATATCTCGCACACCTCGTCATAGATATGATCCTCCTGTTCCGTATCGATGTCTTCAGGATTGGTCTCATCAACAGACAGTGCCGGCATTGTGCGTATAAACTGGTCGCAGGTGTTGTATATCTGCATCATTGGCCGTTCAATAAGACCACCGGCCTCTGTGATGTCAAACCTTAGCCGCTCCCTTAGCTGCCGTATTTTCAAGTCTCTCCGATGGTCGGCTGGTGTGACATAGATTTTCTTATTGGCAAATACCTCAGCAGTGCTTGGCCCCTGGCCTCCGCCCTTATAGTCTGGCTTCTTGGAGAAGCAGTCCGGGGAAGCAAGTCTGATAATCTTCCGGTTGTTTATGCCCATTTCCTGTTCACGCTTCAAAATCCCCTCTGCGATCTTTGAATCCTCTAACCGCAGCCCCTCGTTTTCTGTGCCGTTCCAGCCGTACCACTCAGCGAAACGATAAACCCTGCCATCAGCATCTACCCACCACCATCCCCAGGAGAATGGGGCACCAAATCCCCAGTCAAACGTGGTATATATCTTGGCGCCATCCGGTATTGGCCAGATCGGTTCGATAATATGAACATCTTCACGAATAACAAATGCCTGTCCGATAAACACATCCCAGTCACCGAGCAACCATGCTTTTCTTAACACCGAGTCAGTGATTGACTTCAAGCGCATTACGTACTTCGGGTCATTCTCACACAGGATTCTATTATCATCGAGGAACGAGGGTATGTATATCTTTGACTCGTCGTTGTCGTCATAGAGAACCGTCTCGGGCTTAATCCCATACTGTGTGCCAAGCTTAAAAAAACCCTTAACCGACATGTGTCCGGGTCCGCCCGGGTTCCCTGTGCCAAACATGTGGCAAGGTACGCCATGAGGTGATCGATTAGAGCCCTTGAGTTTATCAACCATCTTGGTAAAGAACGGGAAGGTGGTACATTCATCGATACTGATTTCCGTGTACTGATGCCCCACAAAGTCATCCACCATATCAAGCCGGTGAATTGCCACCATCACAAACCGTGCTCCATTTTTAAAACGGATATAATTCGGCTGTGCCTCTCCACCAACCCTCACGGCTGGCAACCCTGCCCTGATCAGGCCATCAATACGCAGGCGCAGCTCAAGGAAATCTTTGTATTTGCGACGCACAACAAGGCCGTTCCAGTTGTGTTCGTATCTCTCGGCGCCGTTCAGTTGTCTCCCGATCAAACAATCAGATTTACCACCACCGCGAGTTCCTCCAAAGAACGTGAAGTCAACAGGGCTTGTCGCGGCCTTGAGCTGTGGCCCGGGTTGTGGTTTCCAGAAGCTTGGTCTCCTAATACTACCCATGCAGTTTATTCCCCCGAATAGTTCAGGGGAATATTGATAAGCTTTCCCCCGCTAATCTCTTTACTTTGCTTGTCGAGAAGCGCCGCCAGGAGATGGTTTTCTGTAAAATACAGGTCCGCCATCATTGGCTCCCACTTATCTATCACTAAGCTCATAAGCTCATCAAAGTCTATTGCTGTAAACCGCCGGCATACTTCTGATTGTACGGTTGTGATTCTTCCCGGCAATAGGCATTTAGGAATTGCCATGATAAGGGTTAGGCACGTTGTTAGTTTTAGGAATTGTCGTCTACTGAGCATTTGCCACTTACTCCTCCGCTTTGTCTTTCTTCGCGGCCTCGTCTACCTTCTTGCACATCTCCAGCCACTCCTCGATATTTTTAGGCTCTGGGGGAAAGTCCACCATTTTCATCTCTACCGGACCGCCTCCCTTCCCAGTGACCTCGCTTTTCTCGACGATCAGGCCGTGATACTTCATTAACAATTCAAGTGACTTCTCTTTGGGGTGCAGCTTAAACCGGACAGTACCGCCGTGTTCAGTGATCGTCTCGACCACCTCAGAGACACAGGCAAGCATTTCAGGGGTGAGCTCACTTGAGTCTTTCAGCGTGACACCATCAGGCCCGAACGATAAGTAGTTGCCAATGTTAGAAAATCCCAACTTCTTTAACTCGTCCTGGATACCATCAACAACGCCTTTGCTTTTTTCGCCACGCTCTAATGTTTGCCGCTCTATCTCGTCCAATATGTAAACATTTGTCAACAGCCGAGTAGCAGCCTTCAGCGCAACGTCCCTACTCTTAACAGTAGTATAAACAGACATATACGCCTCTGTTCGGTCAAATTTCAATTCAAGGTACTTTTCAATGAATAGCTTATGCTTATCAGAAAGCTTTTTCTTCTTCGGCGCTACCTTCTTTTTTTTCTTGTCTCTTGCCACCTGGTCGCCTCCTTTGAGCTTTATTGTCCTTCTCTTGTTCTTGTGGCCTAAACGTGATCTCCGCTGTCACCTTCCTGTTCGCGAGCAAAGCCATATTTAAAACATCCTGTTCCCGAGCCTCAAAACAGTCCAGTTCAACTCTAAGCCCGCCAGTAACTTTTAGGGTCTTGGCGCCAACAACCTGTGCAATGATCGTGATGTCATTAATCTCACTCATTTAATTATCCAAAAGTATCCACAATGTAAGTTCTTTCACGGTACTGCCCCCGCCTGAATCTTTTGCAAGACATTGCCAACCGTTTTAAAATCCCCAACGTCTTTATACTTCTTATTTTCATCTTCGAAGATCCCCGCGTTGTAGTTTTGGATTTCGTCTTTATAAACCCTTTCAGCATAGCCATAGGGTGGATCTGTGAAGAGTTCACCTCGGGTACGCTTTTTGATGATAGAGTTCAACGCATGAGGTAAGGCCTTCATGTGTGCCTGTTCGTTTCCAGGTGCCGGCCTGTGGTTTGCCAGGAAGAAGGGTAGGTTAAATTCTTTCATCGGGAACAGTTTTTGAACTTCAAGGCAGACAGTATTTATTTCCTCAATCCATTCTTCCGGAGGTTCATTTTTTAAGGGCGGGTTTGCAGTATCCGAGACGTTGGTGTATGTGTGTTTTAATATCCACCTTTTCGTACCAGCGTTATTGTCCGGGCTGATAATACCAGGTGAACTCTCGACTGCGCCAGACTTGGAGTTATCAACAGGGAGAGAAATTTCTTCGTCGGTGCTTTTATCTTCTCTTATCTTATCTTCTCTTATCTTCTCTTGTGGTGTCTGTGCCCCGTCTGTGGTCGGGCGGTGGTCGGGCGGTGTACTGTTTGGTGGTGAAATCTCTGATTTTTTCTCCTTACCTTCCCGCAATGATTGATTGTTTTTAAAGTTGATATACTGTAAGTATTGGTCGCCGTTGTCCTCATAGAGGATAATGAGCTCGTTTTGTGCCATATCTCTTAAGGTGGCTTCAATTATGTCTGTGGTGATGTGTTTTAGGCGGGGAACAATCGTTCCTTTTATGATGTCTGGATCGGCATGGTAGCGTCCCTCAATATCAAGATGTGATAATAGCCAGGTGTAAATAAGCCTGCCGGTGTCAGATTCAAGTTTGGCAAGTTTCCGACTTAAAGATATCTTCTTCTTTAACATTCTACCGTCTGCCATTTACCCCACCCTCTCAAAATAAAAAACAACTTCGTTTTTCCACGGCTTAACGAGCTTAAATCTTTCCAATATTCGAAACTTCGAAGAATCCCTTCGAAGCCTTGCCACATCCCCCACAAGCCTTTCCCTAAACTCCTCAAGGGTGTACGTTGCCTTTGACGCATTACATGAAACACATGCCGGGAGATAGTTGTCTGTTCCGTCCGTACCACCCCTGAGCTTTGATTGGGCGTGGTCTATCTGCATTTGCCGGAAGGGGATCTTCACACCACAATAAGCACAGTGGCCTTTACACTTCTTATAAACTTCCTCCCTCACGCCTTTTGCGTATGTTGCCATACCTCACCTCACTAAAGTTAAAACTCCATATATCGCGAATCCCCAGAGGCTTAATTTCCAGAGGATCCGGAGAACGACGTGCGGTCGGTCGTGCATTTCGTCTCTAATCAACATGTTTCGTAGCGGCATATTTTCCCTCCTACGCTCCAATCTTTAAATACTCCTCAATAACCTGTATTGCTGCCTGGCATCCCTTGCAGATTTCCACCCTATACCCTTCAGCTCTCAGATCCGCGTGAACTTCCTTTTGAGTTTGAGACGTAGATGACTTCCTGATCCGCTTCATTTCGATGTAGAGTCCGTGATAACCGCCCCGTGCCTTTGGTAGAAAAACATCAGGGATGCCAGGCTTTACTCCTTCGGCTTTAAGTTTCGCCGCTACTACCTTGTTACGTTTCCCGCCATTGGGTATGGCGTGCATTCTTTTTAGTTCGGGAAAATAGTCGGACCAACAGAAGAGTTGGACCTGCTCGATGTGCTCATAGGGGAGAAGTGGATAATTTTTATAATTTTTAAAAATTTTCATAATATCTAAAATTTGCCATTGTTGGTGATTTCGTTATATACTTTCCAAAAGTCGGGATTCTTAGCCAGTGAAGCCCCGAGGAATTGGCGGAGAGCCCGGCAAGTAAGCTGTGAGCGATTCAGATCGTTGCGGTGTGCGTAGTCGTCAATATGTTCCAGTAGAGTTTCCGGTACGGTGATCGTGATATTATCGGTCGGTTCCTTTGCCATGGTTCCCCTCTCAAAAAATTACGCCCAGGGATCGAATCCAAGGGCGCCGGTAATTTGGTTTCTAACTTTTTCTGAATTTCTGTCGCCGGTGATGATTTGTGAAATATATGGACGTGTTACCCCGAGCCTGTTAGCTATTTGAGCTTGGCTCGTTTTCTCTGCTTTCAGCAGAAAGCTTACAATGTTAAGCAGTGGGTAGCCTTGAGCTTTCAAGAAGGTGAATGTAATGAGATTTTTATTGCTATCCATGGTTAGCTTATTGTGTTAAAGAATTATTGGAAGGGGAACAATCCCCAGGGAACGAGCAGACAGAAAGACAGTAAGCGTGGTTCTTACGCTGTCTTGGCCTGCGCTATAAAGGACTGCTCCCTTCCGCGTTCGGATATAAAAGCTCCTGAAGATGTTTTTGTAATTGCAACAAATAATCCTCGGAGGCTTTCCCTGTTCGATAACCGGACAAGGCCATGTTGAGGGATTTAGGGTTGACCTGCAATTCCTGGGAAAGAAACTTTACAGAACCCCTGCTGTCGAGATCGAGGTCAACCATTAACTTTTTACACTCTTTGCGTAATGTTTCTATCTGCATGGGTGGTATGGTACACACTGTTAATATTTATGTCAAGTAATATTCACAAACTTAATACAAAGACTATCCTTAATCGCGTCGGGACGGTAATAGGCTCTCAAAAAAATGTAGATATCGCCAAATCTCTTTCTACGGGGGCAAATACATGTTCTAATTGGAAAACCAGAAACGCAATACCATGGAACGAACTATTTATCTTTTCTGTTGAAAGGTGCGTTTCTCTTGACTGGCTACTCACCGGCAAAGAGCCCACACATACCAAAACCGCAGACCCCGCCACCACACAAGCGATGCAAGCGGTAAGGGGAATCCTGGAATCTAAGGATAAGGTTGTCGTCCCTGCCCTGCTCGCGAACCTGGAGGCGTTTAAGGAAGCGATTTGTAGGGAAAAAGACAATAAGGAGCTAAAGAAAGAGGTGGGTGAGCTTAGGGGTAGGGTGAGCCACCTGGAAGCGATAAACTCCACGGACTGTCAGTCCGGTGTCAAAAAAGAGGAATTTGCCACCGGTACAAAAAAGAAGGTAATTTGATTTATGTCGCGTTTTAAATCGATCGGCTTGGTGGCATTATTGGTGATGTTGTTCAGCATACAACAATATATCCATGAAGGCCTTGCGTTTGATTTTATAAAAAAGGCCATTTCCCCCGTAAAATATTGGGGGGAAGAAACAGCGAGAAGGGAAGAAATGGTCGAGTTTTATAGGAAGCAGGTAACGGCCTGTAACCTTGAACTTAAAAAGCTCAGACAAACCAGAAATATTATCGTCCGCCAAAACATCCTGGCCGGAATGAGTAGAGAAGAAGCAAGGCAGGAATTTGCTTGTGAATGGGAAGATATAAAGGTGACATGTCAGCTATTTAGAGGTCTATATGACTCGGAAAAGGCGGAACTTAAACAGGCTCATGTAGAGTTGGAGAAAGCTCGAGGATCACAATGACTAAGCGTGCCATTGTTTTTATTTTCATTCTTTTCCTGCTGCTCACATCTGCCTCGTGCTACAAGCCCTATATCGGCAGACAGGTAAGCGGCTTTAACCCTCATATCCGCCTCTATTACTACATGGAGAGCAACCATGAATATGTTATTAAAACAAAATATTACGATTTTGCGTTTACCATAAAGAAGGTTGATGCCGACACCCCGGAAACCTACCAGATGAAAGGCGTTGTCAAATATAAGTGGTCGGGCTTGTTCACGGAAATCGACCAGTGCCATTTTGCTTTAATGTTATTAAAAAAACTGAACGAGAATTATGTCGTCACCGACTATATAAGCTTCATGCCGAGCATGGACTTAACGCGTCCCATGGAAATGAGAAAGCAGTTTGCCTGCCCTGCAGGTTTTGACGCTGTAATGATAATTTATAAGACCATCATCAAGGGATAGGTGGAAGAAGGGAAATCCAACATGAAAAACCCTTTATGGATATTGTCGATGTGCGTATTTTTATGTGCTTGCGTGCTTTCCCATCACCCAAAGCATAATGCCCGAGACCTACCACCAAAAGAATTTACGTCATATGACGGTACTTACACTGGCAGAACAACACCCAATACTCAATATAGCAAAAAAGGCACTCGCTGCAGAACAGCAACAATCAGGGTGAAAATATTAAATTCAAAAGTGACTGGTAAGGCAATCGACACAAAAGGATATGTTTATAAAATAACAGGCTTTGTAAAGAATGACGGCAGGGTATTTACGGAAATGATTACTGGCGGGAACACGGTCGTTATTATGAAAGGGGAACTCTCAGGCGATTCCGGCAGTGGGAAATGGAGAACCATAAACAACTGCTCCGGCACATGGCATGTGTGTAAAGAATAATCTTTTTAACAAAACAAGGGATCGTGTACGTCTTCCACACCACCGGCAACGCCACAACGACGACAACAACAACACAATAAAGCCCACCCCCCATCAATTAATCCCCAAAACTCCATAATCACCCCCATCCAATTTTTCACCAGCATACCATGTTGTGACCAGTGAGTACACAAAACTAATATCTTTACTTGACAAGCATACACGACCTGTGTATCATACCACCACAAGACAAATTCCCAAATCTAACCTGTTCGCTGGCCGGTACCCAAGGCGAGATGGCAACCGAGATTGCATCCGCAAGAGGCACCAATGGACAGACGGCAGGCTGGAGAGCTGATCGCAGAGTTCAACACGACCTGGGACAGCAGGGAAGCCGAAAAAGGTAATGTTCTTTTAAAATTTGGGGGAGTGGCGGAATTAGACGCATCTGGAAACAATGGCTACGAAGTACAGACGTGGTGGACTAACCGAAGGAACTAAGTCGTGCTGTTACCGCTCAGTTATTAAACCATGGATAAACGCTGAGTACCACTTTGCAGGTAATCAATCCTGCCTCCCCCATTAACAATCACGGCGAGAAAGGCGGAATTTGACAGGGCTATATTGGGGTAGCGGCACTGGCTACATGTTCCAGTTTGATACGCCTCCGTGTTAAATTTAGAAAGATGCCGAAATAAGTTAACACTCTCCTTGTCCCACCTCTCGCCACACAAGATGGTTACGCTTCCTATTTTAAAAAGCGAGCGGATAGAGTGTAGTAATAAGTAGGGGGCTGGCTTGTCTTTATGCCTTAAACTCAGGTCAACTCCCACTATAAAGGAGGAAGCCATGTATAAAAGCAGAATGCGAACTACGCTGGCAAAGGCGGGTTATGTTGGCAAATATGATCCGAGACACATAGAGGCGTATATGAGACTTGCTAACTCGACACTTGATGGGTTGTCAAAAAGAGAGTTTGTAAATGAAGTTGAACTTTGTAGGCAGTGTGTCGAACATGATGGAGTAGGAAGTGCTGAAAAGTTAGCGAAAAGTTTTGGATTATGAAACCCACTCCTTTAAATACATTTACTTACGGATCACAGAACCACCGACTACTTGAGCGGTTAAGCAATGGACCAATTACAAACACTAATATTATTAAAATGGGTATCCTGAAATATACGAGCCGAATATCCGACATCCGGGAAAAGGTTGAATCGCTCGGATTCAAGATCGTTTTTAGGCCTCTCGGTAACGGCCTCAATGAGTATCGCCTCAAATACGACCCGCCACCACTACCACCACTTCACGTTGAGCTTCCAGAGGGTAGACACAGGGATTCGAGGGAGATTTTAAGGGACATGAGATATGAACAGGGGGAATTGTTTAGATGAAACATTACGCATTACAAAAAAATCCCGATGAAGACCCAAGACTTGTTGAGGTTCACGGAGAAAAGATAACCTTCTCAGGTTTTGAAGGTTTTGACTTTTTTCATTATCTCAACACGCAAACCAGCGATTATCATGTTTGCGAGGCAAGAACGGGCATGAGCATCGGCCATAGTGGAGAGTCTTTAAATCTCGCAACATTAAGAGCGGAGAGCAACCTTGCAAAGAGGGGGAAAGATGTCTTGCAAAAAGCTATTGATAAGCAAATTAAATTACATGGTCTTTCGCCACGATACACGGAGGAAGCATAATGAAAAACGAATCCATACCATATTTAAGAGCGACAAAAGAATATCGGAAAAGTGAACTCAAATTCTGGTCGGCGATTGTTTTGGTATTGGTAGTCGGCCTGGCAGTCATTAAAATACTTATATAAAGGAAAGGAGTGAAAGATATGGCAACACAAAAACAAGAAGCAGTTAAATTAACACCGATGGAAGTGTTGGAAATTGTAAAAAAGAAATGTCCCGAAGAAGCAGCGATACTCTACCCGTTTGTCGTTAATGATGTCGTCGCGCTCGGAACCAACGAGGCCTTTGCCCTCAGAGACGCAAGCGGTGAAATCCGGGCATTTAAACAACTTCTTCACCTTTCAGAAAAGGAAGGGACGCTTATTCAGCCCGTGCCTACTGGCCCTTATGTTCTGTCGGCGCAAGGTTATGAGCATTGGGCGGAGGGGGTTGGCGCAACGGCGGTATTCCCCAAGAATGTTCTCGTAGATGGTGTAATGAAAATGAACCCCTACGTCGTGCGGGATGCCAACAATGGGCGGGTAAAGACTATTTATGCCCGTGCAATAGCTTTCAGGTTTAGCTCAAAAGGAATCCCCATGGTTGCTGACTGGACAACAATGTTTGATACGCCTTCTTACCGAATGATCGACCTGCTTGCAAAGGCCAAAAAGTTCCCTCAAGCATTTAAACTATTGCCAATCGAGATGATTCCAGACGATACAGATGGGCGTACATGGGCAAAATATGTCTTTGATGAAGCAACAAACCTATGGATTAACACTGCCCACGATGAAGCCCTCCAGTGGTATTCACAGATCATCAACAGGGAAAAGAAGGCCATTGACTTCGCGCAGACATTCGCACGACGAAACGCCTTCAAGCACCTTTCCGCACTCCAAAAGGCACCTGGCCCGGATTGGAGATTGACCGTTTTGTGCTGGCGTCCGACTTCAGGCAATATTATTAAGTGGGATTCTACTCAATACATAGGTCTTCAGGATAGGGTTACGCATATTGTAGATGGTGGGGGTAAGGACTTTGAGGATCTCCCGCAAATAGAACTGCAGGCTGGCAAAGAATTTGTCGGTGAGGAAGATGCGGTAGAGGCCCAGCAGGAAGATGAAGCTACTGCAGACGATGTTATTGATGTGACGCCAGAAAACAACAACAGCAAAGAGGAACCAAAAACAGATGCCTCCGGCAAGGATATGTCGGCTGACGACAAAAACCTCTTCAGCAATCTCAACGCAACTAAAGAACAGTTCCCCGAAGAATACGAAACTGCCTGCGAAAGACTTGACCTCGATCCCGCCGATGAAAACCCCACGGCAGAAGACGCAAAATCAATCATGGCAGAGATTAACAGCATCATAGATTCAAGGGGGGTGTAATTATGATCTCAAAAGTAACGGCACAGGGGTTTAAGGGGGTGTCCTTTGAGACGCCCCTTGACCACCATACCCTCTTCCTTGGCCCTAACGGATCGGGGAAGAGTGCGCGAACACAGGCCATTCAGTTGGCCGTGAGGGGGAACATTCCCGGTGGACCGAAAGCCAATGCCGATATCCTTAACGCTTATGGAGACGGCGAGGAGTTGGTTGTCGGGGTGAAGGTAGCCGCTTATTTGTTCGAGCGAAGATTTGTCCGGAGCAAGAAAAACGGGAGCGTATCACAGGATTACAGGGTTAACGGGAAGAAATCAGCAAAAGACTTCTTCACAACGGCCATGGCCGAAGCTGGTAGGCCGCGAGTTATCGACATATCCGCGTTCATGGCCCTATCCGACCAGAAGAAGATCGATGCGATCTTTGACCTGTATCCCCCGGGGGATGATATCCAGAAGGTTGACCTTGAGATCGATGCCAAGAAAGAATCGATTAATTCTCTGAACGGAACAATTAACTCCTCTACGGAGGCAGCCAATCGCCTAACCGTGGCAAGAAGCGCCCTTGAACTTCCGGCGTCTACGCTGGCAGAGGTACAGGAAGAGATAAAAAAAACGACTATTGTGCTGGAAGACGCTCAAAAAGAGCTTCAGGCTGAAAAGGTAAGGATTGCCGAAAAAGAGGCCAAGGAGAAAGCCAAAGCCGAGCAAAAAACAGAGCAAAAAGCCGAAGTATCAACGCTCGAAGAGAAGGTCCAGAACCTTGAGGCGACGATTGAGAAGACGAAAGCCCTCTCTGCTCCACCAAGGCAGGAAGCCAAGATATCACCAAAGGCCCCCAATGTGCATTACGATATGGACATGGGGATATCACTAACGAAGGTTCTTGGGTCTTTTGATGTCATCCTTGCCACCATCGAGAAGGCCGGTTGCTCTGCATGTGCCACCAGATTGGTTATCAAACGTGAAATGCAAAAATTATCCAGGAGGGGGTGAATAGTCATGGGCAATGAAACAATGATAGACATGCAAGTCATGGAACAGCATATAACCGGCCTCAATGCCAAACTCGCAGAGCTCAGGGAAAACGAAAAGGTCTTCATTAAAGCATCGGGAATGGACGAAGAGGCTGCCAAGTTCGTAGTAGAAACAGATGTGGCCAAAAACAAATTGGCTACCCTGAAAGAGGAGAAAAAAACACTTACGGCTCAAAAGAATGCAGCGGTGGCCGTAACCGCCAAGTCGCTCGGTGACAAAATGACACAAATGCTCCCGATGGGGTACCCGATCTTTACTATCAGCGAGGAGGGCAATGCTTTTATTGGCTGGTTTAACGGGGCAATACCAATACCCTATGACGGCCTTAGCGGTGGCGAAAAGGTCATGTTTGACGCCGCCCTGTGCAAAGCCCTGGGTGCGAATGTTATTATTCAGGAGGCCGCAGAACTGGACGGCAAGGCGATTGTAAAAGACCTGATCATGATGGAGAGTAGTGGGGATATGGGGCAGTTTATTGTCAGTACATGCCATCCAATCTCCGACCCAGACGACCGGACCGGGGAAGAGCTGGAGGGGCTTTGGCGGGTAATTGACCTGGGGGGCGGTGCCGATGACTCTTGATAAACAACAAACCGAAGCGGTCATGACGGATTCACGCATGGCGCTCGTTCTTGCCGGTGCGGGATCTGGGAAAACGGCTGTCCTTATCGAGCGTATCGCTCACCTGATAGAAAACAAAAAGGTCAGTCCCTACGAGATATGTGCCTTTACCTTCACCCGGAAGGCCGCCCAGGAGATACAAACCCGCCTCGAGGCACGAATAGGCAAGCAGGCGCATAACGTCGCCATGGGCACCATGCACTCTTTGGCTCTGAGATATCTCCATCGATTTGGGGAATTTCTCGGATTGAAACAAAAAAGCGTCACGGTCTACGGCGAATGGGAATCGCAGTACCTTCTTAAAGAAACAGCTATTGATATGGGTATATATAAAAAGAGTTGGAAAATCCCCAAAAAGACAATCGACCAGACATTCAAAAACTACTATGAACGTGGCATTGAACCGGCCGAAAAAGACCCCACCAGACCACTGTTCAAGGAGTTTATCAGGCGATGCTTCGAGAATAATGCCCTTACCTACGGATCGCTTTTGATCGGCCTTAAAATGCTAATTCCTCAAATCAAACAGTATTTGAGTTTTAAGCATATCCTGGTGGACGAGAATCAAGATTTAGACAAATTGCAGTGGGACATCATTCACCTGCTAAGGGAAGCTTGCGGGGCGGCGCTGTTCACAGTGGGAGATATTTCGCAAGCTATCTTCGAATGGCGGGGCGGCTTGCCGAGGTATCTGCTCGAACACCAAGACGACTACGACATCTACCGACTTGAGACCAACTACAGAAGCCTTCCTGATATTGTTGAAGCGTCAAACAGGCTTATCGAAAACAACAAAATCAGATTGCCGCTAATTGCCAAAAGCGCGAGGGGGTAAAGAATGGAAGAGGTGAAGTGTGGCTCATTAAAAAGTTGCTTCATTCCGGCAAGGTGTCTCAAAGGCTTATTGCAAAAATGTTCAAGATTCACTTTGGCACCATTAGTCAAATAAAAGTGGGGCGCACTTGGTCTCACGTTGCTTATCCATAGGGGGAACAATGATAAAAATTATGGAAAATATGGACAGTGCGAGCATTGCACGGCATCTGTCCGATTTACAAAAAGCAGGAGAAGATCTTGGAAATTATGCCATCATTGCCCGGGTCCACGTCCTGCTCAAAAAACTCTCCGACGAATTGACGGCGATAGGAATTGATCATGTTTATGTCGGCAAAAAGACCGCGCTCACCAATTCCGAAGAATTCCGGCGCTTTCATGCGTTCCTGAAACTTATAGTAAATCCTTATGACAACTTTTCATTTCTTTTAATTCGTGAACTGGTCGGGCTTTCGAGAGAGGAATATAACGAGATTAGGTTGAAAGCTATCCAGCAGCGGGAAAACCATTTTGAGACGTGGAGAGCTGCCTGCTGGTCTGATGTTGGCTGGACAGCAACATTCGAAGAGCTGGACATACCACTTAATGAGGTTGTGGAAGTATTAACCGAACGTCTTGAGGCGGGCGATATCTTTTTCGACGTGGCGCTCTTTGTTATGGAATGGATCGACAATAATCCATTAAAAAAGCTTCAAGACTACCTCGACTGGCTGGCTACCTACGACCTTCAAGACGAGATCGAGGAATCCCATGGAGAGAAGTTGCAGCTTATGTCTATTCATGCCGCAAAGGGTCTTGAATGGCCCACGGTAATTATAGCAGGGTGTAATGAGGGGATCCTGCCAAGTAAACAGGCAATCAACGGTGGCGATCTCGAAGCAGAACGGCGATTGATGTACGTTGCCATGACCAGAGCAGAGGACAACCTTATCCTCGCGGTAAGGCCAGAGATCACGACATCTGACTATGGGAAGGAATTTCACAATCCAGAATCACGGTTTGTTCAAGAGGCACTCAAAGGCTAACCCTCCTTTTTGAAAACCCCCCGGCTGGCATACCTGGGGATTAGATCGTATGCCTTAAAAGATAACCTATGTTCTACATGGCATCAACAAAAATAGCACCTGACAAGACCGCCGGGGAAATCATGTCTTTATTGGGCAAGAAGGACGCAAATCAAATCCTGACGGAATATGAGGAGGGGGAAGTTACTGCCCTGTCCTTTATGATCGAGGTCCGGGGCAAATCAATCCCTTTCCGGCTGCCTCTAAGGTGGGGACCCTGCCTGGAAGCCATGAAACGGGACAAATCTACGCCGAACTCCTATTGCAAAGAAGATCAGGCGAAACGTACAGCATGGAGGATTGTGCTTCGATGGGTACAGGCGCAATTTGCCTTGATCGATACCGGCATGGCTACGCTTTTGGAGGTTATGATGCCTTATATTCAATTCGGAGAACAGACATTTTACGAAAAACTTGAGGGTGAACATTTTAAGATGATACCTGATTTGAGGGAGGGATAGTGTGGAAAGAAAAAATGTAGGCGCAATGGCAATGCTGGCGGCGGCGTGCGGGTTGACATTGAAACCGCCGAGGAGAAAGCGGGTAGCAGCACCATCAACAGGGTTCGGCTCGAAACCCACATCAAAAACTATCAGACGTCAAAAAAGTAAACGACATCACAAAAACAAGATCGCGGCAATGAGCCGGAGGGAGAACAGGAGATAACCATGCGAATCAAAAAAGTAAAAATAAAGGACGAAAAGGTCTACATCGAGTACGAGAAACGGAACAAAAAAGACGGATACGATGAATTCACCATGAAGTGTGCGGAAAAAGCAGTACCGGCCTTCTACACTACGCTCTATGACCTGTCGAAGTACGTTATTGAAATGTGCGAACTCCCCAAGGATCGTACAGACAGAATCAGGGTATCGGGCGTATCTTACTCCTACGGTGGCGATTCGGAAACCATGGGTGCGACAATTATCGCGCAGATGATTTTAAAGGAATCCGTTACAGACCTGAATCTCGTTACCCCGCATAAGGCGGAAGAATACTATAACGATAGCGACAACGGGGATCCGGCAAGTCTGCTGTCCGGAGATTGCGTCGATGATCTGATAGGACTGCAGGAAGAGTGCATCAAATATATTAACGGTGAACGTGAGCAGGTGCCGCTCTTTGACGAGAAGAAAGCTCAGGGAACGACGGTGTATACCTTGGACCAGGCGAGCGTTCCGGCATGACCCCCGACCGCCTACTAATGATTATCAAGCATCTGGACTTTGATGTTCTCAGTGATTGGGACATTAAGTTTTTAGAATCAGTTGAAAGCCGAATGAAGCGGAAGGGTGAGTTGACGGGAAAACAGGAAGAGATCACCGAGGAAATATGGGAGAAACATAGATGAACAAAACAAGCATCGAGTATTTAGATTACACTTGGAACCCTCTGGCGATGTGCGGGGAAAAATCACCAGAACAGAGACGTATTGATGGCCGTGAATGGAATGAGTTGCCGCGGAGGGATGTAATCAATGGGAAGTAGAATTATTCAGGCAGCGGATTTGTTTTGCGGTGCGGGTGGCACATCGTCGGGCCTTTACGATGCCTGCCAAAAAGCAGGTGTCAGGTTAAGTTTAGTGGCCATAAACCATTGGGAAGTGGCGATCGAGACACATCGAGCAAATCATCCAGACGCACGCCATATTTGTGCCACACTTGAAAGTGTTGATCCGCGCGAAGCGGTACCGTCCGGATATCTTGATATTCTGGTAGCCTCTCCTGAGTGTACGCATCATTCGGTTGCCAGGGGCGGGAAACCCGTATCAGACCAACTGAGGGCTTCCGCATGGAATGTTTTACGATGGGTGGAACTTCTGCGAGTAGAGAATATTTTAATTGAAAATGTAAGTGAATTTAGATCATGGGGGCCGTGCGGGGTGAACGGAAAGCCGATTAAGTCACGCAAGGGTGAAACATATAACGCCTTTTTAAGTGCTCTGCGATCACTCAATTATACGGTCGAAGACAAGATTATAAATGCTGCAGATTATGGAGATCCCACATCAAGACGAAGGTTGTTTATTATTGGTCGTCGTGGAAGGAAAAAAATTATATGGCCTAATCCAACACATACAGAACCAGGAACGCTGAAATTTTCAGAATCAAACCCATATAAAACGGCGCGTGGAATCATTGATTGGTCTCTCCCGGGGAAATCCATATTCACCCGAAAAAAACCGCTCGCACCCGCAACACTGGCCAGAATCGCAGCGGGTCTTAAAAAATACGGTGGTAAAAATGCAGAGCCGTTCCTTGTTATGTTGTATGGCACTAATAATGCCAGGTCGGTTGACCGGCCCGTTCCAACAATAACGGCTGGTGGCAACCATATCGGCCTCGCGCAGCCATTTTTAATTCACACGAATCATTCCGGTGGCACAAGGGTACATGACCTCGATAAGCCTATACCCACAATCACATGCGGGCACCGTGGCGAAATGGCACTGATAGAACCGTTTGTGCTGCAACAGCAATCCTGCGGTGCGCCCAGGACAGTGGATAAACCATTGCCGACAATCGCCACAAAGGGCGCTATTGCACTTGTAGAACCGTTTATAACCATTATGAAGGGGCAAAGCAAAACCCGCGACTTGGACAGTCCGCTACCAACCATCACTACAAATCCGCATCTGTATCTCTGTGAACCGTTTATTACAAAATATTATGGAACGGCAAAAACGCAGAGCATAGATAATCCACTGGACACAATAACCACGAAAGACCGCTTCGGACTTGTAGAACCATGTGTTGATGATGGTAAAACAATATATGACATCAGATTTAGAATGCTTCAGCCTCACGAGCTCGCCGCAGCTATGTCGTTTAGTCCGGATTATCAGTTTAGCGGGAACAAAACGGAAACCATCAAACAGATAGGCAATGCCGTACCGGTAAGGACTGCGGCAGCGCTGTGTAAAGAGTTGCTACCGTTTTCTACCAGAATGTAGGTGATGTGGACGTAGGTACCTGTGGATCCCACGTCTCGAGACATTAAAAACGGCACAGAATTGTAGAAATAAGGAAACATATTCTGATCTAAAAAAATTAAAGAACGAAGCCCTATTGCTCAGAGAACAGTTACCAAAGGATTAACCCTTGAATTTAGCCTGTCAATATAGTATGCCATCCCTGAAAGGGGGTGGTTTCATGGCCGGATCAGTCTTGCAAGACGCCAAGACTAAGAACTACTTTATCCAGCTATATTGGAACAAGAAAAAAGAGCGGTTTTACCGGTTCGAGTCCGGGGATCGGTGGTATCCGTTTGAATCAAAAGGGCATGCTCAGAAAGTATTGGCAATCATGCAGGGGCAAGTGGATGATGCTGATTTTAAGCCGGAAGCATGGCGCCCAGGTTCCCCGCTGTCCCTTGACAAATACTCAGAACAATGGCTCAGCGCTTTAAGCGTATGTAGTAACACCATTCGCTTTTATCGTACCTGCATTAAACGGTCGATAAAATATTTTGGTAAGGAAAAGGACATACGAAAGTTTTCCCACTTAGAGCTGAAAATCTTCTACAAAAAACTCTCGTTTTCCGAGAAAGGGAAATATCACACTCTGAACACGCTCAAAACAATGCTCAAGTGTGCTGTCCTGGACGGTGTTTTAAGGCGGATGCCAGAGTTTCCACGACTGCCAGAATCAACCGAAACCGACATTGAATACCTTGAATTTGACGAACAGCAACTTGTGATCCCGGCTATTCCTGAGCGGCACAGGCCAGTCTTTGAGTTTGGCATGGAGTTCGGGTTAAGGATCGGGGAACTGAGGGCAATTAAAAAGGATTGTGTCGACGGTGAACTGGTTATCAAAAGGTCGTTTTCGCAATTCGAGCTACGCGAAACTACCAAGACAAAGCGCATCAGAAGATTGCCGCTGACGTCCAGGGCAAAAGAGATTTTAAAAAGAACGCCCCCGTCATTCTCAGACTTTGTTTTCACATACGACGGCAGCCATCCCTACTATGAGCGAAAACTGCGGGATATATGGAAAGAGGCGTGTGGGAAAGTGGGCATTAAGATACATCTGAAGAACGCTATCCGACACTCTCTTGGATGCCAGCTACTTGACGAGGGAGTTGATCTTGAAATGGTTAGTGACATCTATGGACACACATCAACAAAAATGACTCGGAAGTATGTCAAGCGGACTCCCCGGCGTGTGCTGGAAGCCCTTGAGCGCAGGGGTAAGGTTGTTAGTTTTACCGACCACTTACCGACCAAAAACGAAGAGTCAAGTGTTTGA